GTTGCTCTGCCCAAGTTCCAGAGTTTGGATATTGACCTTTGTTCCAGTATCTAAATACTTGAAAATAGTCACCAATCTCTTGAGCATCTATTACTGGACAGCGTGTAGCGTGTCCTTTAATACCGTGCGCCATAACTATTGTTGAAGAATCAAGACTACAGCCTCGCACTCCTTTATCGTGATTAGAGCAGTTGTTACAATCATACTTCAGTTGCCCTTGAATGATTGCCCCAATTACTTTTTTTCTTCGTCATCTCCAAAGCCATTTAGACTAAGAGCAACATTACCTAATTCTTCAACAATACCGAGCCTTGCCAGTTTGTCCATAGTGGTATCTGAAAGCCTACCTCTCTCAACTTTAATTGGGAAAGGTAAGTTATCAGCCTTTTTAAGCGAGTAACGAAGTGAATCAGCAGTTAAGCCAAATAGACTGGTTTTAATCTCTTGACCAGCTTCACCTAAATCAAATAATATATGCCTATCTTTAATCTCGGCAAACTTCATAAAGGTAATAGTACCTAAATGAAATGTAGTTGGTTCTTCACCAGCCTTAAAGCTGAGATGCTTTAAGTCGTGAGAATCAATATATGCCGCAATGTCTGAATTAGCTACATCAATTGCTGGGTCATCTGTTGAAACTACCTTCAGTGTTTCATTTCTATCAATCGCTTTAAATGCCATTATGTCACAGTTCCTTTAGTGATTGCCCCAGTACCAGTACCAGAGAAACTAAACCCAATAACACCCTCAGAAGAAGCCTCAATGCCTACTTCTTCAAGTGTAATTGAACCAGTATAGTTATCATCGCCAGAAGTATCACCCTCTGGTCTAACTTCAATCGAATAAACTGAGTCACCAGAAATGACCTCTGTTACTATTGCTGTTTGATAAGTGTCATCTGGATCGTACATACCCGAACCCTCTACTGACCAACCTTTGTTAGTCGCTGTGGTATCAAGCCATTCATCACCAAATGAGTTATGCTGCTCTGAGTTCTGAGTAATAGTTAGGGTAAAGCTGGTTAATTCACCAATCAAGTTGCCAGAACTATCACGCAAAGAGCCGTTATATCCTTTAATCGTTGCCATTATTTAACTCCTATTTTAATAGTTGTAATTGTAATCAAGTAGCCACGCTCTTGTCTATCCACATCAATAGTTATATCATCAACTGGTTCATCACGAGTATCTTCAAAGATAGATTCTATCAAAGATGTTCTGTAATGTTTGGTGTCTAAGAATAACTCAAACGCCTCCGTTAAATCATATGCTCGTTTCTCAAACGGGGATTCGTCTTCATTCTTAGCGAATGTTTTAGAACCCTCACGAAACTCACGATTATTGAGTGTTTCCTTTTGCGTGAACTTAAAGCCTCTGCCTTTTAACAGACTAATCATTTCATCAATACCACTTGATTAGATTGCTTTTCTTCACTCTCGTCAATAGTGCCACCTTCATCAGTATCATAGTCAGCCTTTATAGTGGTCAATTCACTTTCGTAATTTTCCTTAAAGACTAAATATGATTCGTGATAAATATCATCTGAATCAGCGTCTTGTCGTTTAGCCATACAGATTAACTCTAACGTCTTAGTCAAATGAAGTTCTTTCACTTGAGCAGTTGTTAAAAACAAATCAATGTCCAAACCACGATTACGCATTTCATTCTTAATGATGTCGTAAGCACGATCAATATAAGTTTGATAATCAATCAACACAATACCAAAACCAGTTGAACTATCTACCGCATTGGATAGAGTCGCAAAACCGAGTGTGGCTGTTGAACTTGATGAATATGATGTTATTACAGCATCAGTACCAGCGTTATCACCATTAATAAAGCCAATAGTAGCACCAATCAACTCTTTATCATCAAGCGAAGTTAATCGCTTACAAGTCAGAGTTGTAGTTGAACCGCCATCAGCCTTTTCATAGTAATCAGCTAATACTGGAAGTGCCGCAATAATATCTGCATTTTTAAGCACCCACGCCATTGTCTATACCTCGTTAAAACACGCCAACTCTTTCATTGAGTTATAGTGTTTTTTCTTGGATAGAGTAACAATATCACCAGCCTTAAAGGTGTAGATACCGCCATCAATGCCGTGAGAGCCATCACAAAGTGCTTTTAATTGAAGTTTAGTAGCTTTTTTAGCTACTGCTTTTTTAGCTACCTTACTCATTGATTAAACTCCAGTTAGTACGCGCAGTGCGTTCTGGTCAATCACTCCATATTTCAGAACGCCATACCAGCCCACGTTTACAGTTCTTCCAAGATTGTCAGAACCTTCAACAATTCTTAACGCTGGAGCAGAAGCAACAGCTTTACCTAGTGCGTTCTTACCGAAACAAGCAACTTTACCAGCAGTTACGTTTGAATCTTCAACGATAGTGAAGCCTTCTAAAGCACCAACAATTCCAGAAGTAGCCGCACCAATGTCTGTATTTTGAGCAATAGTAACATAATCGCCTTTAATATCAGATATTTGAGATGGATTAACGAAAGCTACATAGCGACCATCTTCAAACTTAGCAATTCCAGCGTTAGCCAGAGCAGTATATGCTTCACGCAAATCTAAGTTATCTAATGTGCCAGAAGTATCAGCAGCGATAGTGTTAGAACCAGCTTCTAATACAGCCAAGCCAAGTGAGTCAGTTGTTTCACCGAGATTTACACCAACCAATTCAGCAGATGCTAGATCAGCTTTACCAGCAGTAGCAATGTTAGCTAATGATGTTGAAGTGATTACAGAACCATATTCAGCCATAGTTAAAGTAACTTTGGTGTCGGTCATTGTAGTAGAAGTTGCTTCAGTACCATCAGTCAAAGGCGTAGTTGCCGCTGACATTCTTGAAAATACTGTGAAAGCAATTGAAGATGCTAAATCATCTTGACGAATAGTAGCATATGCGTCTACTTTATTGTATGAGTTACCGCTAACGATAACAGCTTGGTTCATCAAATCTACAACTGAATCTGATAAAAGCGATTTGGTATTTACAGCCATTTTATTTCTCCTAAGAAATTATATTTCGTTTTGGAGTGCGTATAGTTCAGCCATAGTTTTTGCCCCTTTAACCCTTTCACTAACATCTAATGATGCTTTGTTAGAAGTTGAATCGACACGCTTTGGTTGAGTATCGCCCCCTTTAAATAAATAAGGTTTATCACCCTTTAATTGTTCAATAAATGTTGACTGCTCAAAGTCCTCACCATTACTTGCTTGTAATAATAAGTGCTTAAAGTAATCAGCATCATTAATATTATTAGCACTAACAACCTTTTGAATTTCCATATCGGCTTTCATTTGATTGTTGTTGCTTTCCAAGCCTTCAATTGTATTATTAAGCGTTTTTATCAATTCAGCCGCCTTGTCCAAATCGGACTTATTAGCTTCATCTGATTCACGTTTCGCATTAATTAACTCTTGGGCTTGTTCAATACTATCAACGCCTAATTGATCTGTTAATTCGGATTTGGCACGTTTAGCACCTTTACTAAATCCTTTATCAATCAGATTATCAAGTTTTGATTGTGATATAACCACCTCATTTTCAGTCTTAGGAGTTTCGACTTTTTCCGTTTTTTTAGCTTCGTCAGCCATAACATTTACCTCTTATATATAAAAAGTTGTTTTAATAATAACACTATTTTAACCCTTTGGCAATAAAAGTGCCAATGCGTTTGTGCATATAGTTTTCTTGGTCATCATCTAGGGCAAAGAATTTACGCCCTAATACCTCGTGATTATAATAAGCCTTATCATTTTCCTTGCCTTTAAAGTAAATCATAGCACCACCACGATACTTCTTTACACGCATACCGTGAAGCATCTGATTATGAAAGGTTAAATTAACTTTTGAGCCTCTACCTTTGGTATTCCTATAATGCTTGTATTGTTTGTTGTATGGTTTGAATGAACGCTTATCAGCATCTCTGCCTTGTTGAGTTCTTTGTTGAATACCGAAATTGCCACCACCAATAAACAAAGTAGCAACCGATATTACTTCTTCATCAGTAGCAGATAATGTTTTTATTATCTTCCTAAAGTTAGGAGTCTTGGTTACACGAATACCCACCAGCTTGTGCCTCCTCTGGTTTCATCTTATAAAACCTATGACGGCAATTATAGGCACGTCTTGAATCTCGCTCTAATTCGTTCTTTTTAGCATCATCATAGCATTTGTTCTCTCGCAATAAATATGAGCAATATTCACGAGTAGCATCATCCTTAACGCCAACATATACCCAAACACCCTCGCCAACTCCCTTGCCCATTAAGTCAATCAATTCTTGCTGGAACTCACCAATAGCAGTTAGTGCGTAAGTCTTGGAATACTTAGCTAAATCAGAGTTAATTAATGTCTGCTCTAATCCCTTAACCATATCATCAAGTGAAGCATCTGATATGGCGTATTTGTAAAGTTCACGCTTTACAGATAAACCAATATCATCGGCTAGTTTAGTGAACTGCTCACGTTTCATATTCTTGAGTATCTGAATCTTCTTAGCATCATCAGTAGTAAACACAGCATCAAACCCATTAGTTTCAAACGCTTGTTGTGTGCCTTTATACATCTTGTCAAACTGCTTATCAATCAAGCTATTAACCATCTTATAGTAACCAGCATCACGCAAGGTATTACGCCAAGCAAACTCATACTTTAGAATATCGTCAGTTGATAGACCAGCAAGTTGTGCTGTTGCTAATCGTTTAGCCCTTTTAAATACAGCTTCAGCTTCATCATCAAACTGCTTAATAAAGCCATCAATCTCTTTTTGGGATTGATTATATATTGAATCAAGCGTTGGCATTTGTAGTTATTATTTAGCGTTGTCCTTAATTACGTCTTTTTTGGCTGGTGTTGCCACTGTTTTTGATTTGTTTAAAGTTCCAATAGTTGAAACAAATTTATCGCCATCTCTAGTCTTACCAAGACCTATCCCCTCTCTAACTTCATTAGCAGTTACAAGACCACTATCAATGTGATATTTGAATATTTTATTATCTTCTTTTACTTTAATTTCTGGCTCTTTAGTCGGTTTAGATTCATTATTAATACCAAGTGCAGACATAGTGTCAGTTAATGAGCCACCAGTTTTAACTTTATTCAGCATATCATTACGAGCATTAATATTATCATCAACATCAACACGGGCATCTTCTTCTGTTAAGTCTGGGTTATTACGCATCAATACTTTGTGCGGTGAAGTTAAACCTAAATCAATTGCTTGTTGATCTATTTGTAATTGCTCTGATTGTGATGCTGGATAATTAGGCTCTTTAAAATCAACAGTCATTTCACCAGCGATTGTTTGCCCATAATATTCAGATACCACTTTAAGCATACCAAATAACTCTTGCTCATACATCTTGAAGTCTGCCTGTTGCTCTAATGTGAATCTGTCTAACTTTAAATTCTCCATCTGCAAAGCAAAACCAGACGATGCTTGTGATGTCATTCTGAATTGATTAGGCGATACACCATAAGCAATAGCAAGATTAGAAGCTAACTCTTGAGCAACCTTATGCAGTTGTTCATAATTTGATTGCAAATCTAAAACACTAATCTCTGTGTTTTGACCTGTTAAAGTTAGGATAGATAATGGATCAAGAACTTGACCAAGCAGTTCACCCACGTTGTCGCCTTTACCAACTAATTGTTTAAATGATTGGGTTTTGATAATGTGGTTCAAAAACGTAAGATGAACTGCCATATCAATTGTACCACCAGTCAAATCATCACCTGTGTATTTATCCCAAAAAGATTCATCACGCCAACCATTATGCAAAAATACGAATGGCAGAACGCCAAACGGGTTTATCATTTCTTCATTATCTTCTATTGGCACTACCTTTTCACCACTGCTGGTTTTATCAATATAGTAATGTTCTTCATCATTCCAAAAAGCCCAGCGTTCAGTCTTTTCATCTTTGCCAGTCATCTCAACAAAATAAGCAACCCATTCAACCTCACCTTGAGAATAACCAACCTCTGTTTGATGTGGCAGTCTTAACATTATCTTAGGCTGTTCTTTGTTACTATCCCACGACACTTGGACTAACACATCATTAAATGCGTTTACATATCTGTTGGCTTGATCCATTGTCTTATCAATTCTCAAATCATTGTATAACTCTTGAGCACTTTCATCTTCAAACTCACGATTAATACCAAAGGAATAGACGTTAGATATAGCATTAACTACTTGCTTATAAATGTTGTTGTTGTCATTGATTTGTACATCTAGTTTCAGTTGAGCAAATGCTCGATAGATTTGTCCAAGTTTAGATATGACTTGATCACGATAGTTGTCGTTATACATCTCATATCTGAGTGAGAACTTCCTTAAACGGTTTGTGTCATTATTGATTGCTTTGTTGCGTATGTCATTTGTTGGGTGTTTGTTTAACTTCACGTTGTGTACCTCGCTGATAATTCTCTAGGTTTAATTAATCTGTGCTCATGTTCTATGTAGTAACCCACCGAATCAACCGAGTGAGTTAAGTCTTGGTTTGACTTATCGACTTCGCCCTTGTCGTTATATGACAACTGCTCCAAATCAGTGATTAATTCTTGATTGCGTGAGCATATCGCTATATTAACATCACCATTACCATTACGCAACAAAGAATTGAACGTATTGATTCTATCTTGTACTCTTGGGTTTGCTGTTTTAATTTTTAACTTATGCCAACCAGCATCTCTAATCAAATCATAATTGGTTTGAGCAGTACCTTGTGAACGTGCTTTACCAGCAGCATCACCATATATCGTAGCACTAAATAAGGCAGCACCAAGGTGGGCGAACTTCTCTTTTAAATAAGCCAGTGAATCAACTAATGGTTTGTTTTTAATAATAGCATTATCAATAACAGTAACCTTGCCATCTATCACTTGAATTAAATAAATAGCGTTATACGGGTTAATGTTAAAGTCAAAACTAATTATGAGCGGTAGTGATAAATCAATATCTCTATTGCCGCAAACGTGTATATCACGATCAAACTGGTGATATACAGCAGAGCCATTAACATTAATAAACTCGCCAAGCAAGTATTGCTGAAGCAATTTTTCGTCATAAGTGTCCTTTAGTGTATTAATATAATCTGGTGGCAAATATGGGTTGTCATATGTTGATGCTTTAATCAAGCGATAATTGTCTGGCTTATTAGCAACTAACAAATTATAAGCAAATCTGTAGCCTTCTGGTGTTCCAACTAAATCAACTTGGTTGGGTTTGCCATCTGGTAATTTAGAACGGTTACGGGCAAGTATTTGTTTGAACGCCTTATCCATCTTTATTTTTGGCATTGCATCTGTTTCATCTATCAAAGAATATCCAACCTCATAACCAATAATATACTCTGGTTCACTCATATTTCTAAATATAATCTTACCAAAGTCTTTGATTATTAACTCTTTATCTGTTTTATTAAGTTGATAATGTAGACCTAAATCGTTACACATTTCTGGGAACTTCTCAAATGCTATATCTCTAATTAGAGGATAGTTTGGCAAATAGTAAGCTACATTAATGTTTGGGTATTGGAGTTTCTTGATGATTGTTTTAAGTGTACCAGCATATGATTTACCAGCACCAAACCCAGCGATTAACCCAGTGGTTGGATTAACGCTGTTGATGAAGTCTTTTTGATGATCTAAAACCTTTACGTCTTTAATCACTGATTAATTTAATACCAGATATATCATTAACATTATGATCAATCTCTTGCTTTTCAATATAACCACGCTTCTTAGCTTTGGTTTTTAAATAAAAGATTGTTGATGATGGAACGCCTTTTTTAATTTGTTGGTGTAGGTTTG